TTACTCTCAGTAAACTCTACGTTTTGTCCTGTAGTAGTAAAGACACCTGTGTTAGCCAAGAAGTTATCTTGTACAGACAGGTTAGTTAGGGTTACACCAGTAAGAGTAAAGCTACCGTGAGTTACATCTACAATACGTACAGAGTTTAATGTAGCGTCTTGGCCCGTAAATGCAAGGCTACCATTGGCTGCAACTATAGAGTATGCAACACCAATGGCCCCATCATCTGCAAGTGGGGCAGCAGCTAATGGGGAAAAGCCAAGCATCGGTTACTCCTACGGTTTAGTTGGCCAGGTCACGCTGTATGGAAAGCCAGCTTGACCTGTTATATCACGAAGCGCCTGACGATACGATTGCATTTCTGTTGACATAGTTACGTCAGACAGTGCCATCCAATCTGTTTCAGCTAACAATTGGTCACGTTTGTTGCGGACAGCACTCTCAGCCTGATCCTGTGGCTTGTTCTCGACCGTGTAGCCTACAAGCCACTTGTTGCCATAGATAGGCTTTCCGACTTGGGCTTGGTCAACCTCACCAGTGATAGGGTCAGTTGCATCTTCCTCTGTCTTGAGGCGGATGACTTCTTTGTTAGGCATGGCGTCTCGCACAAGTGTCTGCACAAGCGGGTTGCAGTCAGGCTTTGCCAGTTCCTCAACAGGGAACACACCGTTGCGACGAGCTATCTCAATAGGGATATTCTTCGGGAAGCTGGTCTGCGGGTTGTCACGGCGAAGGTCTCCGAGCGTGTAAGGGAATTGCTCTACCTGTCCGTTTGATATTTTCACGAGTAGCATGTGGTCTCCTTATGCTGTGGAGTATTGGTAGATTGTGTCGCCAGTATTGTCTGAGACATACATCTTAGAACCGTTTCTTGAAAAAGTCATACCGAGACCAAATTCAACTTGCGAAGCTACACTAAAGGACACGGTGCTGTAAGACGAGCTAGACAAGTCCCAAGCCGTGCTTAGGTCATATTCATAAGCAGTGTCGCTGAGAAATCCGCAAATCCAAAACTTGGTGCCGTCTGGGTTAAAGTACACGCCAATCGGTAGGTTGTCTTGTGCGGACAAACTGAAGTTTTGCACATACGATGCAGACGACACGTCCCACGCAGTTGAAAGGGTGTATTCGTTGATGTCATGGCCCGTCCCATCCGTCAAATACATCTTTGTGCCATCAGGTTTAATCCAAAGGTCTCGCAAAGAACCTAACTGGGCGTTGTAAGAAACGCTATCGTAAGTTAGAGTAGTAATATCCCAAGCTGCGGACATAGAGTGTTGCTGTATGATCCCGTCAAGACCCGCTACATATAGCTTTAAACCGTCATTGCTAATGAAAAACCCATAAGGGTTGCTTGATGTAACGCTTTTAGCACTCACAAACGATGCACTAGCAATATCGTAAGCAGTGCTGAGAGTGTATTCATTAACATCATCGTCATTTATCCCTAAAACAAAAAGTTTTGTCCCATCATCATTAAACTCAAGGTCTGCTGGCGCACTATCCTGCCCCGCCACACTAAAGCTAACACTATCGTAAGAAGCATTAGCTAGGTCAGGGTCTGTCCACACAGGACCGCTAGGAATATTACCAGCAGCAGCCACCTGCATTAACCTTGCGATACTCATGCCATTGCATCCCCAGCTTGGAAGCCATAATACGTTGTGCCTCCGTCTTCAGTATAGAACACCAGTACATCGGTTTCACCAACAGCAGGGGCGTCAGGTGCAGTCCCTGAAGGCCAATCTACTGAGGTGGGGTAGTTGAATGTGGCGGGGGCTGATGTGCCTGTTGTGGAGTATTGATAAACGGCATTTGTCGAATAGCCAACCATATACATTTTAGACCCGTCAGCCTTAAAGAACAGCCCTGTCGGGTTTATGTCTTGAGCAGCAACACTAAAGTTCTGAATATAGGATGCGGTGGAAATGTCCCAAGCTGTACTCAGAGAATACTCATTTACATCGTCGCCAGTTCTTCCGATGACATACATCTTCAAGCCTGTCGGGGCAAAAAATACATCTTGCGGGGAGGTATCCTGACCAGAAACTGAGAAACCTCTTGTAAATGATGCTGTCGATATATCCCAAGCAGAAGACAATGTGTATTGGTTTACATCTTGGGGTGCCGCACGACCGATGACATACAAATAAATACCGTCAGGGCTAAAAAACAAACCTTGTGGAGTAAACTCTTGCGGTGACGTATTTAAAACCCGAACAAAGGATATTGTCGATACGTCCCAAGCAGTTCCAACAGAATACTGATTTACATCCCTGCCACCTTCACCAATAATATACAGATGCATACCGTCAGGACTAAAAAACAAACCTTGTGGCGTAGTCTCTTGTGCTGCGACAGAGACGTTTTGAAAGATTGCGGCAGTTGATATATCCCAAGCGGTTGAAAGGTTGTATTCGTGGATGCGGTCAGATAGTTCCCCGATCACATACATCTTCGTCCCGTCTAACTTAAAAGTGACACCAGCGGACAAACTTTCTTGTGCAGCCACAGAAAAAGAAACGCTGTCGTAACTTGCATTAGCCAAGTCATAGCCAGAAGTCACATTCGCCCCAGTGACCGCCAAAGCAAACCCAGCAGCCGTTCCAGATGCAGGTGCATTGCTGAAAGTAAACGTGGTGTCAGCGGCAGGGGTGTACTCAAAGTATTGCCCAGACGACAGGTCTACATCAGAGCCTGTTATTGTGCCGACAGACTGAGCCTTGGTTGCAGCAAATGCACCAGAGGTATAATCAATCGCTACACTCATGCCATTGCATCCCCTACTTGGAAGCCGTAGTATGTCGTCCCACCATCTGTAGTGTAAAAACTTAACACATCAGTCTCACCATCAGCAGGAGCGTCAGGGGCAGTGCCACCAGCCCAATCTACCGATGTAGGGTAGGTGAGGGTGGCGGGAGTGGGGCTTGTGCCTGTGGAGTATTGGAAGACACTATCAGCAGCTTCCCCCACAACAAACAACTTTGTTCCATCTGACTTAAAGGTAAATCCTCTAGGAATTGTCTCCTGAGCAGTAACACTAAAACTTACAGACGAATAGGATGCAGTGCTTATATCCCAAGCTGTAGACAGGTTGTATCTGTATATAGTATCGCTGTTAAAACCGAGGGCAAACATTTCAGTTCCATCGGAATTAAACTCTATGTCGATCATAATGCCGTCTTGAGTAGATAGGTTGAACGCTTGAGAGTATACCGCAGTGCTAATATCCCAAGCCGATGACAAGTTGTATTCGTTTACATTGTCATTTGCCCAACCACTTAAATACATTTTTTCGCCATCAGGTTTAAACCACATACCTCCTGTGTTAGTGTCTTGTGCGGCAAAACTAAAACTCTGGACAAAGGATAGGGTTGTTACATCCCACGCAGTGGACAGATTGTATTCATAAACACTGTCGTTCTGGGAGCCAAAAAGATACATTTTTGTCCCATCAGGCTTAAAAAATATCTTTACTGGGCTTGTATCTGTTGCGGAGAAAAAAACGCTTTTTTGTAGGTAGCTTGCCGTAGACAAGTCCCATGCTGTTGATAGATCGTATTCATTTACATCTCTACCGCCTGCGCCAAGCACATACATTTTTAGCCCGTCAGGCTTGAAGAAGATGCTATTAGGGGCAATTTCTTCAATTGCCACACTAAAGCTAACGCTGTCATACGACGCATTCGCTAGATCATAACTAGTATTAACATCAGCCCCCGTCACCTTCAGCGTAAAGCCTTGGGCAGTCCCACTCGCAGGTGGGTTGTTGAACACAAAAGTAGTATCAGCCGTAGGCGTGTAGCTGAACACGTTGCCAGAGGACAAGTCGAGAGTGCCAGTAGAGATGTCACCAACTGTTTCACCAGAAGGTGCTGCCTCAAAGAAGCCATTTGTGTAGTCGATGACAATACCCATTATACTGCGACGCTCCCGTTCATGTCGTCCTGAGCCATTACCCAAGCATAGCACTTGTCCATGAATGCGTCACCAGATGCAGCCTGAACGTCATCTAGGTTTGCGTTGTACCGCTTAAAGTCCACTTCACGAGTGTCGTCACCGGGTGTAGCTGTAGCATATGCTGACAGGTCAATCATCACTGTGAACTTTGGATCAGTCCCACGTTGACGGCTGATTGCCGCTGTCACGATGCGGTAGTAAGCGTTGTTAAAAGCGATGCCATATTGGGAGGCACCTTCTGCGATGTTATTTTGAATAGCCATTTGGATTCTCCTGTTTAGGCGTAAGTTACTTCAGATGTGTGGATCGTAGCGACCCATCTGATGTTGGTTGCTGCTGCACCAGTTACAGTAATCGCAAGACCACCATTAGTTGTGTCAGCGGATAGTGCCATGCCCCAGTTTGGGGTGTTGTCTAGGACAGTTGTGGCTGAGTTGACTAGCACTGTCGTACCAGCAGAGCCTTCCCTGCGGATCAAACCCTCGACCTTCCATGCTGCACTTGCTGTGCCTGCCGAGGCTTGCTGACGGGCTACGATGGTGCCGTGGAAGGCGTAGGCTGAGTTGTTGGGGAGGACGATCTGTTTTGTGGTGTTAATTGCAGAAGCGTCACCGTCTGTGCTTAATATTGTTGCAGTAGCATCTGAGGTAGTATCTTGCAGAACAAAGATACTCCTTTGATAGTCTGTCCCAAACCCAAATACTTCACGATACATGACGCCATTAACGTCACCATATGCACCTTTTGCTATTGAATGATAACCATCAGCCGTAACGCTTGAACCCATTGCGATTGTACTATTGGATGATGCTGTTGCCCCTACACCAGAAGCAAAAGAGTTATGTCCGCTTGCAATATTACCTGTGTTTGACGCACCAAAGGCATGGGCTGAGATTCCTGTTGCCTTTGCCAGTTTTCCCATCGCCACCGAGTTAGGACCAGTAGCGCCATAGCTTGAGGTGTTGTTTGTTATAGCTGCTGCGAAGGAGTCTGTGCCTGAGGCGTAAGAGCCACCGAGAGCCATAGCACCAGCACCTGTAACCGCTTGAGAGCCTTGGACAGCGCTTGAATTACCTCCTATTGCAGTAGAGTTTGATGCAGATGCTACTGTACTATAAGAACCAGCCGCATTATTGATAGAAACCGACCTTGATCCAGAAGCTATTGCATAACCAATTGCAACACCGCCTTGTCCTGACGAATTTGATGACCTTCCCAAAGCAAGCCCATATGAACCAGAAGCTTGTGACTGTGACCCTATAGCAACAGCATTAGTACCTGTAGCACTAGGTGCAGTAGGTGTAGATGGGTTTTCAGCGTATAGCTCAAGTGCTGCACCACCACCGCCAGCAATCCAATCGTAGTCCGTACCAGACCATGACAAGACCTCACCAGTTGTAGCTGTGCTTGTGTTAAGGTGGGTATCTACGTCAGAATCAGAGTAGCTAGTGTTATATGCCAAGCTAGTCCAAGCTGTAGAGCCATCACCGATCTTTATCTTGCCTGTGTCTGTCTCGTAGCCTTGCTCACCTTGTGACAAAGTAGGGTTACTGCTAGTCCAGTTAGCAGCAACATCTCTACGTATTTGTATCTTATTTGCCATTAGGCAGAACCCCCATCAAGAGCTTGTAGACTTGCATCATAAACAGATGAAGCATTTCCACCATCTACATCGTATATATTAATGTCTCTTGCAGTAGCTGTAACAAATACAGTTGCGGAACCAGACAAAGTAATGGCTAAGTCTGAGTTAGAACTCTCAGATACAGTTCTGCTAAGAGTAGTACCTGTCGCAGTATATACGCCAGAGCCTATCTCAAATGCTGTGCCATCTTCTATAGTATATCTTACTGTGTCACCATCAGCCACCCCTGCATCAGCAAAGCTCTGGTAGCCGCTTTCAGCACTACCCAAAGTTATTGTCCCTGTACCTGTCGAACTAGTGGACATCTTTGCTCTATTTACAAGAGTGACCATTGATCTTTAACCTTACGTAAGTTGAATTACACCGTTAGCAGCATTAAAGTCTACAGTAAAGCTATCACCATCGTTCAGAGTTAAGGATGAACCATAGTCATAGTAACCAACAATAGGATCAGCAGGTGTTGTTACTGTATCATCATAGATATAGATGTAACGGAATGGACCAGTTGAACCACCTGTAGATGTCAGTGTGATGTCAGAAAGAACCAGCTTATATGTACCACTTGACTGTGCAGATGAAGTAGTTGTGATGTTACGAGAAGATATATTTGTATATGCTATCTCTGTTACATTACCAATAATACCATTACCATCTGATTCTGGATTTGAAGATTCAGATGCTGGTGCTGTGTTTGATAGTGCAACTACGAACTGGTCTGATTCCAAGTCCATATTGTGGACTGCGTTTTTAACGAAGTCATTAACCTTATTAAAAGATGCCATTTGTTTACTCCTTATGCAATACGTATTATGGCGTTAGATGCGTCTGCTGTGGGAAATTGAACTGTAAAATCCCCATTGATAGACTTCTTAGTTGAACCAAAAGAAACTACAGCAATAGCTCTGTTGGACTTAGATGAGTTATAAATGATACACCCATCAGCAGAAACAGTTACAGATGACCATGTGGTATTGTCATAATCGACTGTAGCAGTAAAACTGTCTAAAGCAATAGCTGCACCTGTTAGTGTGTTACCACCAGCAGTATAACCTACACCTAAAGCTTCATCTGAATTATTTGTAACGTCTGCGTAGTTTGTTGTACTTGAATTATAAGTACCACTTGGCGATACTTTAATCAGTGCAACCTTTATTGTGTCGGTATCTAAGTCATGTGTACCACCAAGCAGTTCCTGCTTAAAGCTGTTACATACTGCTGTAGTGATTGACATTATTAGAACCTTTATGGTAAGCACAAAGGGGCCAACATGTAGCCAGCCCCAATGTTATGCCTATTAGGCAGCGTTGTAGTTAGCAACAATAAGAGCCTCTGGACGCAGGATCTTGCGACCATAGAGGTGCATACCACGAACGATGTCAGCAAAGCTGTCTGGGTCACGGTAGTTCTCTACT